TCAAGTTCTGCTCTACCCGTGAACAAGTTGTAGACGCCTCGAGCGTTTTCATCGCCCTCAAACAGCTGGCCGCAATGGAAGTAGAGAAAGGATCGACATGAATATTCGCGTAACGTGGCCTGGGGCAATCTTTGTCATTCTCCTCACCCTCCAAGGTATTCTGGTTATCCCCTTTGTAATCCTAGGGCACTGGGACGACGTACGGGAATACGCGTCGCCACTCGCTGTGGCCCTGGGCGGATGGTGGCTGAGGGAGTGGCATGAAGACGCACTTCACAAGAAGACACCAACGAAAGGAACTTTATGAAGATGGGAGAGATCCGGTCGTGCCCCGATGGTACGTTCATCATGCAGACGCCCGACGGTGTGCGTGATGTAACTCTGCGCTGCACACACAAAGGGGAAGTACACGTCGAGGAGGTGTCGGGTGGTGGTATATCCACCAAAGTACTCATGATACACAATTGGCACCGGCGGGAGCCGTCTCTATCAGAGCAGACGTCCAGCAGGCGGCTTTAGATCAGGTAAGTAAATCTTCATGGGAAAGGCACAGCGATTATTCATGAACCTGCGGGAACGCTTCCAAAAGGCATGGCGCGAGTACCGACTCTCACGGTGGGCGTATTCCAAAGGCGGAGCAGGCTACGCGAAAGCTCTCGACGATGTATACGACTCGCTAGAGCCATGGAACCCATGCCACGATAGGGTACGTGCCCATATCACTGAGCTTCGAACGCTCCTCCGATGACCCACCCCACCTCGAAAGGAATCATATGAGTTACGATAGCCGCCCGGACACCTGGGCTCATATCTGCGAGGTCCGCAAAAAGCTTAACGCGGTTACTGCGGATCTTCAAAGGCGAGCGATGCTTCACGATGCGTCCAAGCTTGAGGAGCCTGAGCTCAGCGTCTTCGACGAGTTCTCACCGAAGCTTAAGGACAGTACGTACGGCAGCGAGGAGTACAAAGGCTTTCTGGAGAGCATGGGCAAAGGTCTTACACACCACTACGCAGTTAATGACCACCACCCGGAGCACTTCCACGGTATCGCTCGAGAGCCATCGTCACGGATGCAGGGCGACATCGTTCTTCCTCAGGACTCCGGCGTCCACGGGATGAACCTCCTCCAGATGCTTGAGATGCTCTGTGATTGGAAGGCGGCCACGGCACGCCACGATGACGGCGATCTTCGGTCGTCTATCGAGATTAACGCCGAGCGCTTCGGCTACGGCGAGGAGATCAAGAACCTTCTGATGTATACCGCTGCGTATCTTGGGTGGTTGTAGAGGTATGGGGGACCGAGGTAAACTCATCCATGGTAAAGCTGAGAGGTTTGGGGTAATCATGCTGATCATGATATACACCGCTGCAGGTACCGGCGCTGCGTATGACGGTGCGTGGTTCGGGGCTATCGTTATGTGGGCGGTCGCTCTATGGTTAGCGTGGCTCGTGCTGTAATGGCGCCTTATTGTCCGTACTGTGGAGAAAGAGCACCATACGGGGACGCACGGGTTCCGTGGTTGGCCTGGCACTACAGCAACTTCCACCGAGTTTGGCATTGGATAAAAGGGGTAACTCGCGGGTAAAACACGGGCTATAATGAGACCCCACTAATCTAGGAGACCCCCATGCCCCAGACTTCCCTCAAGACCCTCGCCGAGCTCAACGCCCTGTCCCGCCAGTTGGTTGAAATGCAGCTGCATTTCACCGTACTGGAGGTCCACCGAATCCATCGCTTCATCGAGACCATGAAGGAGCACTACGCACAGAACAACTAGCAGTACGTCTAAGAGATCGAGCCCCTAACCCGGGCTCTTTCTTTTTTTACCATCAGACATTGGAAGGAGGCACTATGACAGTAAGCAAAGTTACACAAGGTCGACGTCTGTTTGATGGGGAACAGCCCGAAACACCGGGTGACTATGTGTGGCTGCCATATTCTGGTTGGGATTGGAAACCGTCGTTCTTTCTTGGGGAAGGCGAATGGCATGTCATGGATCCAACCGGAGGTATGGGCGCCCTAGGCCGAACCATGATCGAGAAACCTTCCGCTCATATTTGGGAGGTGCATAATGATGGGTCGGTAACCTTTTCACCATCATTGGTGATGCCCTCCGGTTGGCACGGTTTCTTAATTCAAGGGGTCTTCAACGAATGTTAATCGAAAGGAGACAGGGGTGTATATTGAGAACACGAAGCGTTGTGTTGGGACTGCTAAAGATGGGACCACACTGTGGTATTACGGACTGGAGCTCGAAGAGCGTATCAAAGCTCAGCGATGCCGTAGGCGTAAAGAGCATCGTGGACGATGTTCGGTGTTTTCGTGTCGCGCAACCGTAATCAACGGAAAGGTGGTCTTGTACAGTGCCTAATCTAAGACCACATCATGAGGAACTGGGACGACTCAAGAACGATATTCGAAGCTTTCAGATCCTGGTCATCAAGATCCTGAGTCTTCTCTTCATGGTCCTTCCGGTTATCTATTGGTCTATGGCTGGAGAACTAAAACCTGGATGGTTGGTAGTAGTTGGCCTAACGTTCGTCTTAGGTCGCGGTGCCTCTGTAGTTCATAACCTAGTTAGTGACGAAGAGAAGATCCCCACTACGGATCTGCGGCTGGCCCGCTACACGGAGGATTATTAGGTCGCGTATATTTCTTGGGCTATAGTGAGACCCCTACAAAAGGAAACACTATGACCACCGTCTTCCCGACCGCTGTCGACATCGCCGCCATCGAGGCCCAGATGGACCAGTGTCAGTCCGCAATCAACACCGCACGTCAGTTCGCCCGTACCCACGGCCTGACCTCGGAGTTCGAAGCGGCGCTGACCCTGCGCCAGAAGGACCTCGACACGCAGCGCGCCCGCCTGCAGTCCGTGAAGTAACGTCACAGCATCACCTAGTACCGTCTGAAGAGGAGCCCCTAACCAGGGCTCTTTCTTTTTGTCGCACCATATTCCTACCCTATAGTGAGACTTACCCTTCACTATTCTAAGGAGTATCCCCAATGCCAGACGAGCTCATACCCGTCACACCCACTCCCGAACTCGACATACCAAACCCTCGGCCCTATCTCATCGGAGCCACAGTCGGTACCGCCCTCATATACGTCATCGTCAATCGTTTCCTCAAGACTCGATCAGACGGCGCCGTGTGGGACGCGGTCACTTCTGTGACTTCAGAGAGATGCGCGCCCAGGAAGTGGACATCGGCGTTCACGGAGTCCGATGGATTCCTCGCCCAACTCAAGGACATCACCCCCACAGAACCGCCGAAGTAGTTTCATATTCCACACCCTCTAACGAGTGGTGTGGTTTCTTCTCTTTGAAAGGAGCTTTATGAGAGTGATGATTACCGGATCGCGGGACTGGTCTGACACTAGCCTTATTCACGCGTCTCTTATAACTATCAACGTAACCATGCGTAAAGACAACGAGTCGATGACTCTGGTCCATGGTGGAGCGAAGGGCGCAGACACCATTGGCGCAACCGCAGCAACCGAGTTGGGGTGGACTTTGGAAGAGCATATTCCTGACTGGTCAAAGGGTAAACGCGCCGGTCCACTGCGGAATGTTGAGATGCTCGAGAGCGGTATCGACCTAGTGATCGCGTTTCATAAAGACAACTCTCGGGGAACCAAACACGCCATCGAGACGGCACGCAAGATGAAGATTCCGGTTAAGGTGCATACGTAGTTTAAGGTGGGGCTCGCATATATTTCTTGGGCTATAGTGAGACCCCTACCAAACTTAAGGAGACCAAATGCTCACCAAGACTCCCAAGCTTTCAGAAGCGCAGAAGACCCAGATCATCATCGACTACCTCACCGACGAGCTCGCCATTGCCCACATCACGGGCAGCGAAGAGCACATCATGAGGAGCGAACAGATGCTCCAGATCCAGCGCAAGAAGCTCAAGATCCTGAACCGCAAGTTCCGCAAGTAGTAATCCGCCTCAAAGTTATACCCTCCAACGAGTGGTATGACTTTTCACTTTAAGACATTGTCATTTGTTCTCCTCACACCCATATTCCCCATCGAAAGTCCTTACTTATGAGACAGCCATATCTGACCAAAGCTCAGGCGCAGCGTAAGGCGCTGGTGGCGAAGAAGAACCACCTCAAGAAAACGTACACGGCCTTCCTCACCGTTGGTCGGGCGTTTAAGAAGTTGAGGGCCGCGTTTGTTAAAATCGCTGCTTCGATCTCTCGGGTGATATTACCGATTGTTAAGCTCAACCGTACGCTTAACAACGCCACTCGGACGGACAAGCCGAAGGAGCTGCGCCCGTGATCAGCGTTACGGCAGCCCAACTCATTGCAGTGACGACATCTCTTCCGTCTATTCCACCGGACGGTTCATATTCTCTTTGGGTTGACTACGAGTCCAACCCGCAGGATGGCCACCTCGTGGTCGACGCACCCCATCGAACGTTCAAGGTAGACATCGATGGTAACATATTTGATCTCAAACTTAAGGACGTACCATGAAATTCGTTCCGCATTCTGTCACACGCGCTGTGGCCACCCAGATGCTGCATGCCAACAAGAACGCTCCCAACCTTCTGTTCGTTGCCGGCGTGGCCGGTGTGGTCGGCTCTACGGTGCTGGCCTGCCGGGCGACGTTGAAGCTCGAGGAGGAACTAACCGAGGTCTCCGACAACTTGGCCGACGTCCGTCTTCGCGCGGAACCCACCAACACGCTCGACTATTCTGACAACCTGAAGAAAGATATTACCAAGGTTTACCTCTTCGGCGCAGCCGGCGTAGCCAAGCTCTACGCTCCGGCATTCCTTTTGGGCTCGGCATCCATATTCTGCCTGACCAAGTCACACAACATCCTTCAGGATCGCAACCTTGCTCTGACTGCGGCCTACACAGCAGTGGACCAGGCGTTCAAGCGTTACCGTGAAAACGTGGTGGAAGACTACGGTCCCGACATCGATCGCCGTATGCGGTACGAGACCGAGGAGTATATTTACACCGACGAGCACGGCGAGGAGATGTGTGAGATTCGCATCAATGTCGACGCCGAGCCGTCCATGTACGCGCAACTCTTCGATCAGATGAGTCCATATTGGGGCGAGGAGCCTGAGTACAATCTGGCCTGGCTGCATCACAAGCAGGTTTGGTTTAATCATCTCCTCACCATGCGGGGTTACGTGTTCCTCAACGAAGTTTATGAGGACCTGGGTATTCTGCGGACGGAGGCCGGTGACGTGGTGGGTTGGTTCCTTGGCAACGGAGACTCCTTCATCGACTTCGGCATATTCACCGCCGGGGGTAGCGCCTCGTTTGTCAACGGTCGAGAGGCCTCCATTCTACTCGACTTCAATGTCGACGGTTCGATCTATCACCTGCTGGATCAGATCGATCACACCAAGAAGAAAGGGTTTACACCGTGGCAGCGCTAAGAAGACTGCGGGACCTATTGCGGCGTCGGTGGTATTCTCAAAAGCGGAAGGCTTATATTCCCACCGTGGGTCCGCCGAAGACCCCAGACGAGACAATGAAACATCTGCTGACGTGTGAGATCGCTCAGCATATTGGGGGAATGCCGTCCTACCTTGTCGATGAGGAGGTATGGGCGGCCGCCGAGGCCGAGGCTGATGCGACTTATATTCCTCTGACCGAAGAGGAGACGGCTGAGTGGTATCAACGTAACGCCACTCTCGAGGACACGACCCGATGGCTCAACACCATATCTGCAGCGATGAACGAGCCTGACCCTACGAAGGAGAAGTAGTTCATATTCTGAAGTTCAATTTCTGAGAAGGAGTATATTATGGCATTAAGTAAAGACCAGAAGGTAGCGGTTTGTGCGAGTATCGGGGGCGTGCTTGGAGGTTTTGCAGCACTGGTAGTCATGGATCGGTTTGTCATCTCTGACTTGAGGCAGGATCTCGACGAGTCCCGTAGGGGCCATTGGGCCGCGTACAACGCAATAACATATCTCGTCGACGTTCTTGTTCGAGAAGATATTGCGCCAACGGAGTTTGACAAGATGGCACTCACCGACCTAATGCCCGACGGATGGAAGAGGACTTGATTATGGATGATGTTAAGAGGTTGAAGATCGCGTTCGGGGTCGCTTATTGCGGCGCGATTGCAGCGTTCGGGACGACAAGCTACAGCTTACTCAAGGTCGCAAAGGAGTACGACCGGCTTAACGAGGAATACAAGGCGGTGCACACCGCAGGTTCGTACATGCTCTCCATGCTCCACCGCCTCGAAGACGAGGGTGTTGTTGTGGGCGACGAGTTCGATCACATCGCCATCATGGAGATCTTCAAAGAGACGACGGATAAGAAGGAGAAGTAATTCATATTCTCAAGTTCAATTTCAAAGAAGGAGTAAGTCTATGGACGAAGTTCAGCGATTGAAGCTTGGTTTCGGTTTGTTAGGTGGGTTGCTAGTGGGGCAGACCGCAGCTGTTGTATATCTTGCCTCGAACTCAAGAAAGCTGACAAGGGAGCGGGAGGTATGGATCAAAGGTATCAATTACTTTGGTTCCATGCTCGATCGCGAGGGGGTTGAGCTAACTGAGTTTGACCTGTTGGCTCTCAGCACCATATTCCCGCACTTCCAGGTAGAGGAGGTGTAAGTGATGGAAGACAAGGCTCGACGCTTCATCGTGGTTATTCAGGATCCGGAAGGCTACCCGGCCTATATTCCCGGCGAGACACCGGCTCCACATATTCCGGTGACCGCACGCACAGCTGTGTTGGAAGATGACTACAAAGAGGTCTTCGACCGGATGGTGGCGGCGGAGGCTACGGTGAAGCGGTGGATAGACAACGCGGCCTTCGGAGTGTAGTCGCATCATATTCTGAAGTTCAAACTCAAGGAGTAGACCATGCATCACAAGATCGCCGAAGTGAAGCAGCACGTCAGTAAGAACAAGAAGGTGTACATTGCCGCAACTGGTGGTGTGATTGTGGGTATAGTCGTGCGAGGAACGGGCCCGGAACTCCGGCAGATCGTTGGTTCGTTCAACTACAAATCGACGACTAACAACATCGTCACGACAGAGTTGACGAGGCGCGGGCATCCCGGCTTCAAGATCCTAAACAACCTCACTGGCGAAAAAGCGGCCAGTATTCGTCGAATGGCTGAGATGGATGATGTCTCACGTGGATTCATCATTAACAACACACAAGGCGGAAGTCCTCTGTACACCAATTTGGGGGAGATGACCTAGCTCGCGAAAAGAACACGTCCTATAGTGAGAGAGATGTAGTCAGTGCAAAAGGCGATAAATTCCCACACTGCGGTGCAAAAGGCGATAAATTCCCACACCTAACCCGCTTATAACGGGTAATGTGCATCTCTCTCATTCTTTTTCGCGAAGTAAACCCGCCCTATAATGAGACCCATGAAGTTCAAACAGACTAAATAGTATCTCGGAGTATACAAGATACTACGGTGTAAAGCGGGATAAGATCCCACACCTAACTCGACGATTTCGGAGTATACAAAATCAAAGCGAGCAATGTATTCTGTCTGAACTTCATGGGTTCTCATTTTCTTCGCGAGAAGAACCTGTCCTATAATGAGACCCACGAATCCAATCTTAGCCTATGGCGGGGTTGGCCTTAGCTTATAGCGAGGCTGAAAAGATTCTGGGTCTCGTTTTTTCGCGAGAGACGTATGTGGTATAATGAGACCCCTACAATTCAGGAGAACCATGTACCGCTACATTGCATATTTCACTGACGCTCCCGACCTCGTCGCAACCCTCAAGACCCATCCCAGTCACATGTACGCTGCCCCGTCCTACCTCGCCATCTACTTGCCGAGCATCGACAGGGCCGTCATGGTACCGTGTAACACAGAGGGCCGCGACAGCGACGAGTGTGAAGTCATTCTGCGAGACGCACTGGCATCACTGAACTAGACCGTCTAAAGGGGAGCCCCTAACCAGGGCTCTTTCTTTGTGCCTATATTTCCAAGAAAGGAGGGTGCATGGTGAATGATATTCGAGTGTTCACCAAGAAGGACGTGGAGGAGGTAGTAGAGCGGGAGAGGATCCACAAGGAGAAGTACGGTAACTATGAGTGCCCGTTCTGTCGGCGGTTTATCTGGTGGGACACGTCGCATATTCACAAAGTTGGGGAGAAGACCAAAGGATGAGAGGAGCCATATGCCCGACATGAGTCATGAGCGTGCCCGCTTATACAAGCTGGTCGATAAGTGGATCGAGGAGCAGGCGGCCATCGAGTACGACGAGGACTGTGAGGGGTGCCAAAAACTGGTACCGCAAGACGCTCGAGTTGCGTCGGCGGCGTTGGTAGTGGGAGTCAACTACGAATTGCCGGACTTCGACCCTGATCCAACCACAACCTACCAAGCTATATTCTCGCACGCTGAAGCCAAAGACGGATGGGCCAAGGCGGGTCTTCTCCAGGGCGCGGCCGATATTGTTCGAGCCGAGATGAATCCAATGCTCAATCATCACTCGCACTGATGGTAGAGATTAAGCATATTTCAGTTTCGGGCGAACCGATGACTAAAGATGAGGTAAGAGCGTGCCGGTGCGATGGCGCTCGCTTTTTCTACACCGACGCGGGCGAAGTATACCAGATCCAACACAGTGACCCCATAGACGAGGAGGTGAGGTCATCCCAGGACCGCCGGAGCATATTCTCCTACCCAAAGTCACTCTTCGTCCGCATCAGGAGAAGGCGCTTTGGGAACTGAAGGACGGATCAATTCTCTCAGGTGGGGTTGGTACGGGTAAGACTCGAGTGAGTATGGCCTACTATATTAAGGAGCACTTTGAGAAGCCATTGATCGTCATCACCACGGCTAAGAAGCGTGACTCGCTTGACTGGGAAGAGGAGGCGATACCGTTCGGTATATCTCGGCACTACGAGAGCTCGTTGGGCGGCGTCATCACAGTTGACTCGTGGAATAATCTGGCCAAGTACAGGGATGTGAAGGACGCCTTCTTTATATTTGACGAGCAACGGTTGGTGGGTCGTGGTGCGTGGGTGCGATCCTTTCTTAAGATCGCCAAACAGAACGACTGGATTCTCCTTTCCGCCACTCCGGGAGACACCTGGGTAGACTATATTCCCGTCTTCCGGGCCAACGGGTTTTACCGTACACAGACCGAGTTCGTTCACGCCCACATAATCTACGAACCGTTCTCCAAGTACCCGAAGATCCGCGCCTACCAGGATGTGGGTAAGTTGGTGCGACTACGTAACTCCATCTTGGTGCACATGCCGTACGAGCGACACACGGTGCGTCACCATCATGATATTTGGTGTGAACATGATAAGGACAAGATGGAGACGGTCCTGAAGAAACGGTGGGATCCATATTTGAACGAACCCATCCAGGACATGGGCGGCGTGTTCCGCCTGATGCGACGAGTGGCTAACAGCGACGCTTCGCGCTCTGCGGCGATTGCCGAGCTTATGGAGAAGCACCCACGGTTGATCATATTCTACAACTTCGACTACGAGCTTAACTACCTTCGGGCCTTGTCGGGAGCTCTCTGGCAGACAGAGAAGATTGCGTTTGCTGAGTGGAACGGTCACTACCACCAGGACATTCCGGATACTGAGAAGTGGTTGTACGCGGTCCAGTACACGGCCGGAGCTGAAGGGTGGAACTGTACTCGTACGGATGCTATGGCTTTCTGGTCGCTCTCATATTCGTACAAGACGTGGGAGCAGTGCCATGGCCGGATCGACCGAATGAATACCCCGTTCAAGGATCTACATTATTACACATTGCGGTCGAAGAGTATGATCGATGGGGCTATCTGGAATGCTTTAAGTGATAAACGAAACTTCAACGAAAGAGATCTGGTGATTGAGTGAAGGATATTCCTAGACACATCCAACTGCTCTTCGCTGTGGTGTGGGCGCTAGCATTAGTGAGCGCGTTAATCAAGATGGCGGATATTCTACATCTACTGGAGGGTTAAGATGGTGTTGAAAGATCAGCTGGATCCGCCTCGGGAGTGGTACGGGGCGGAGATGAAGAGCGACGACTCAGTTGAGTTTCTTCTGGAGACCATCGGTCCGGTTGAGAACGAGATGCGAAGGTTGGTCTACGATCTCTTCATGTACTACGGCCCTCTCTGTTCACGGACGTTCATGGTCTTCGAGTATGATTTTGTTAGGGAAGAGATTCTAAGCTGCTTCGTCTTGCCGCATACCATATTTGAGAAGATGTGGTTCTTTCCGTCGAAGGATTATGATGCGTGGAATGAGGTGAAAAGAGTGTCTATGGAAAACCCAGAGGAGGTGAAGAATGAATGGTGGGTTGAGGAATGGACTAACTGAGTTCGAACGCCTGGCTCCGCGTCTGGCCTTGGCGCACCGTCAGCGGAAGCATGAGATCCACAACGAGGACATGGAGGAGCGTCGATATTTGGCCAAACATCTAGAGCTTGAGCGGCTGATTGCGCATCGGGAACTACAGCTTCAACGGGCTTTCGTTAAGGGTCACGGTGGTTATATTTCACAGCGTCAGAGGAAGCTTGATGCGGCGGTGAGAGCGATGAAGACCTTGGAGAAGGGCCATAAAAAGGGTAAGAAGGGTAAGTAGTCATATTTACGCAAATAGCGGGATTAAAAAAGTCGCTATTTGCGAGGGCGAAACCGGGGGTCAAAAAGAGCCAAATCTGAAACGGTTTTTGAAAAGGGGATTTTGAAGGGTCGATTTGCGCTTATTTTGGGGTGGTTTTCGGGGGTGGTTGAGGGGGTTTAGGGAGAGCGAGGGAAAGGGGGTTGAAACGGGCTAAAGGTTGGCGCGTAAACGCTCTTTTTGAAAAGTGTCCAAAAAGCTTGGCAAAAGTGACAGGTAGAAACCCAGTAAACATGGGGGTTTTGGGACTTCTTGTCACTGTCACTTTCGTTTCATATTTACTTTCCTATACACCAACTCAATGTCTTCTCTTGTCATATCTTGGCCTATTACCCTATTTGTACGCGAGTCCTATAGATAATAAGACATTGAGTTAACCCTATTGAAACTAAATATTTTTCAAAAGTGGCAGCAACAATTCAAGGCTAACGAACGTGTGAAAAAAAGTGGAGTTTTTCTCAAGGTCGTTTAGGGGGTTTGAGGTCTGCGCCAAGGACGGTCGCCGGCGTTATATTCTAGGATGGGAGGCGACCTCTCTAAGGCTACGTGCGTTCGTTCTAAGCGCCGTTGATGGTTAGGCCCCACACTTCCCTTATATTCTAGGTTGAACGGCTTAGAACGCGTTTATGGGCCGCTAACTCCTTCATCAAGGTAGTTCGGCCAATCCAGCGCGAAGCGCTCGTCTCCGTCAAGGCGGTTAAAGAAAATTTAGAAAGAAGGGGACTCATGGAAGGTGCGCTTGAGAGCTATCAGGTTGCAGATTACTTGGCTAGTGCGTTATCAAAGGTTCTTCGAGTTGGGCGGACGGTCATAGAGAAGCCAGAGAGTCATCGGGATGTGGCGTACGCTATATCCTTGCTACAAGTTAAACGAGATTTAGAAAAGCTGATCGCTTTGGAGAAGGAGCACCGTGATAGAGTCTGAAGAGTGGGTTACCGTTAATTCCTTTCCACAGTACGAAGTGAGTACACTTGGTCATATTCGAAACCGCAAGACAGAACGCATCATGCAGACCAAGCTCAACCAGTACGGCGTGTTAGGTGTGAAGCTCATGAAGGATAGTTACCAGTTTCATCGTTCGGTTCCTCTTTTGGTTGCGGCCGCATATTTACGTAAACCAAACCCAGCCTTCGACACCCCTATCAATCTTGACGGCGATCGTAACAACAACGCCGTCTCTAATCTTATGTGGCGCCCACGGTGGCACGCCGTCGCCTACCACAAGCAATTCAACGAACCATATTCTGATCCGATCAACCGACGGATTGTGGATTGTCATAGCGGTGCGATTTATGAGAACTCATGGCAGTGCGCTATGGCCAATGGGTTGTTGGAGTCGGATATTGTTCTGTCCATTCTCAACCGCACCTACGCCGGTATCACCTTCCAACAGTTCGAGGTGGTTGGGTGAGGTTAGGCTTTGTGGTCATGAAAGGCGTTTCGGTGGAGAGGACCCCTTATATTTGACGGTTAGATACGCTCTCTCGTTAGCTTATATTCATGGGCTGCGAGAGAGAAACACGTCTTACTTTTTTCAGACATTGGGTCGGTCGCATTTCCTACGCTATAGTAGAAGGGTGTGAATGTGCCTCGGATTTCCGGGCTAACTTTTTAGCGAAAGGATGTCTGATGACCGAGGCCCAGTATCAAGCGAAGTTGATTAAACGAATTAAGAAGCAGTTCCCCGGGTGTATCGTCATGAAGAACGATTCCTCCTACCAACAGGGCGTTCCAGACCTGTCCATATTTGTCGGACCGCATTGGGCCGCTTTGGAAGTCAAGGACTCTGAGGACGCAGCGACGCAGGCTAATCAACCGCATTTTGTCGAGCGTATGAACGAGATGTCATACGCCGCGTTTATATACCCGGAGAATGAGGAGGAAGTTCTGAGTGAAATGGAACGCGCATTCGCAGCTTGAACACAAACACGCGTTTCTGAGTCCAAGTTCATATCATTGGATTCATTACGATCAGACTCGCCTCGATACCCGCTTCAAGACTTTGATGGCCGCTAAAGAAGGTGTTATTCAGCATACCTATGCCGCGGTCGCTATTGAAGAGGGCGTTGTTCAGGACAACGAGGCGTCTACTCTCGGGATGTATATTAATCAATGTATTCAGTACAAGATGCGTCCTGAACAGCTGTTGTTCTACTCGCCTAACTGCTTCGGCACGGCGGATGCTATATCTTTCAGATACGGGTATCTTCGTGTCTCGGATCTTAAAACAGGGGAGACGATGACTTCGGAGCACCAGCTCGAAGTCTACGCTGCCCTGTTCTGCTTGGAGTATAATTTTGACCCGTTTGATCTTAGGGGAATTGAACTACGAATCTACCAAGGTGGTCGATGCCGGGTGTATATTGGTGACCCAGGTTTCATTAAACATATTATGGAGAAGATAGTTGCGTTTGATATTCGCCTTAACGAACTGCGGGAGGAGGTGACGACTTGATTATTAGTGAAGAAGATTACCTCTGCCACTATGGAATACTCCGCAAATCTGGTCGTTATCCTTGGGGTACGGGTGGTTCTCAGCCGGCGCGTAACGCTACATTCCTCTCGACAATCAAGACTCTTGAGAAGCAGGGTTTGACGGCTGCTCAGATTGCGGATCACTTCAGGGCACCGGGTGACAGGCCGGAGATGTGGACCTCTACTCGCGTTACTGCTTTGAAGTCTATTGCCAGCACGGAGCAGAAGATGGACACGATTCGTCGTGTGGAGCGACTCAAGGCAGAGGGTAAGGGGAACGTTGAGATCGGTCGACTTATGGGTATCAATGAGTCATCGGTTCGCTCTTTTCTGGCGCCTAGCGCAAAAGAGAAGGCTGATATTCTTCGTGGTACTACGGACATGCTTCGTCAGCAGGTTGCAGAGAAGGGTTATATTGATGTCGGTTCGGGCGTACATCTCAATCTTCCCAATAATCTTAAGATCACCGCGGACAAACTTAAGACCGCGGTGGCCAAGCTCGAGGAAGAAGGCTACATAAAGCATTACCAGAATGTTCCGCAGGCCTTCGGAGCGGGTAACAAAACATCCTTTAAAGTATTGGGTGCTCCGGGTTCAGCATATCCTAGGGACATCTCCCAGATCAGACAGATTGTTGATCAGACGTCGCTTGACGGGGGAAAGAGTTACATTGGTATTCAACACCCCATCTCGGTTTCGTCTAAGCGTATTGCGGTTCGTCATGCCGAGGACGGTGGTAAAGATGCGGATGGTGTTCTTTATATTCGTCCGGGTAAAAAAGATCTTGACATCGGGGAGAACCAATACGCTCAGGTTCGAGTTATGGTGGACAAGACCCATTATCTTAAAGGTATGGCGATTAAGAAGGACGATCTTCCTGACGGTATTGATATTGTTTTCAACACTAACAAAGCGAACACGGGTAACAAGCTCGATGCTTTGAAGAAGATCAAGTCCGAGGAGGAGGACTTCTTTGGTGCTAGTATTCGACAGATCGTAGACTCGAAGACACAGAAGGTTACTTCAGCTATGAACCTTGTCGGGTATAAGGAGGGTGCTGGCGTTGAGGGTGGCTGGGGTGAGTGGTCTAAGAGTTTGTCGTCTCAAGTTCTTTCCAAGCAAGCACCTACCTTGGCTAAGCAGCAGTTGGATATTACACGTGATCGATCACGTCAAGAGCTCGACGAGATCAAAGCACTTACGAACCCTACAGTTAAGCGTAAACTTCTTGAGTCATACGCCGATAGTACGGACTCTAAGGCGGTGTACCTTAAAGCGGCCGAGCTTCCAGGGCAGTCCACCCACGTTCTTCTTCCGGTAAACTCTATGAAGAAGACTGAGATCTACGCTACGAACTTTGACAACGGTGACCGGGTCGCTCTCATTCGTTACCCCCATGGTGGTACGTTTGAGATTCCTGAGCTTACGGTTAACAACCGCAACCGCGGGGCTCAGAAACTGTTAGGTCTGTCGCCTAAAGACGCTGTCGGGGTTCATCATTCAGTGGCTGAGCGTCTGTCGGGTGCAGACTTCGATGGTGATACCGTGTTGGTCATCCGCAACAACAATAAGGTTCTGGCGCATACTCCCGCTCTTGAGGGGTTGCGTGGGTTTGATCCGCAGGTTAGGTATAAGATCAAAGATCTCAAGACGGACGATGCGGGTAATGTCATAGACCCTAGGGCTATGAAGAAGAAGAACACGGGGACTGAGATGGGTAAGATCACCAACCTAATCTCCGACATGACCATTAAGGGTGCAGGTACGGATGACGTGGCTAATGCGATTAAGCATTCTATGGTAGTCATCGATGCCGAGAAGCACAACTTGGATTACCGGGCATCCTATAGAGACAACCGGATTGGTGCTCTTAAGCGCCACTACCAAGGTACGGCTGAGACGGGTAACCCTAAGGGCGCATCGACTATCATTACTAGGGCCAAGTCGCTAGAGTTTGTGAACGATCGCAAGCTAAGGCTAGTGTCTCAGGGTGGGCCCATTGATCCTAAGACGGGCGACTTGGTCTACGTTCCTACGGGTAAGCTTAAGTCTGGGCGGGATTTTAAGACGAAGACGGTGGATCCTAAGAAGCAGACCCCCGTTCAGATGCGGTCTAAGAAGTTGGCCGAGACCAAGGATGCTCGTACTCTTCTATCTGAGGGCGGGGGTACGCCTGTTGAGCGAGTCTATGCAGAGCATTCCAATCGTATGAAGGCGCTGGCTAATGAGGCTAGGCTTGAGACGTTGAAGATTAGAGAACCGGCCAAGTCACCATCAGCTGCGCTCACATACAAGGACGAGGTAAATGCACTGAATTCTAAGCTGAACGTCGCCCTTGCTAACACCCCTCGAGAGAGGCAGGCACAGGTTGTGGCAAAGGCAATGCATAAGCTGAGTGTGCAAGAGCACCCCGATTGGTCGGATGATGACAAGAAGAAGAGTGTCGCACGAACGTTAGGTAAGGCTCGTGTCATTACTGGTGCAGACAAACAGAAGATCGACATCACCCCTAGGGAGTGGGAAGCGATCCAGGCTGGGGCTATTGCCAAGACTAACCTACGACGCATCCTTGCCAACACTGACCTTGACAAGGTGAAGGCGTATGCAACACCGAAGCCAAAGAAGGCGATGAATAGTAACATGACATCACGCGCTAAGCAGATGCTTGCCAATGGGAAGACACAAGCAGAGGTTGCTCGTGCACTGGGCGTGTCCCTTACCACGTTGAAGAACAGCATAGGCTGACGCAAGAGGGATGAGACGAGCAGATGGTAATCAGATGACGTTGATGCTACCGCATTAACCAAGTTGAAGGTAACCATCTGCTCGTCTTGATGAGGTAGCAGGGGGGTGGGTGACGCACGATGGTGATCGTTAACCGGTGCCGTGCTTCCCCTACCCCCTACCCCCTACCCCCTACCCCCTGCCCGACCCTACCCAGCGCCCATGATAGGCGTCATCGAACATAGAGAAAGAGGTGAGCATAAACATGGCCAACGCTAGCCAACCATCCCCGCATAGCCTAGACGATACAACAAGCAGTGACGATGTCATGTACATGCTTACCACAGAGGACAATCCTTACAGCCCGTTTGATGACTTCCATAGGTGGTGGGTATACGACGAGCTGCATGGCTACCACTCATGTGGCTTGCTGGCTCGCTACACACAGACATCCACCGAGCTGCCTCAATGGATGCAAGATGAAGCACGGCACGAGGCCATCGACCAGGTGATGGTCGAGGCGGTTCATGTAAATTTTAAAAAAGTTTCACAAAAAGATTATTCTTTAAATAATTTTTAAAAAGTTTTCAAAAGTTTTCACGTGTATATAAATTTTTAAATATTAAAAAGAAATATTTAGAGAAGTTAGAGATAAAATGGGGGGGGAGGGGGGTCCTCCAAAACCTACCCCCCTTGTTCATCGCCCGGCCGCCAAATATAGCTCCGCGGGTCAATTTTGTGAGAACATTCCTCTCTTTCCCTGGGGTCTCCTGGTGTGATCCTCCCTATCGACCCTCCTTTCTGCGGTGGTGTTGAAGTCCTAACATCATCGATAGGCGTGCACTGAACAGCTCGGCACCGCCGCAGAAAGTAGGGTTGAAGAGCTTCGAAGTAGTTAAGAAGTTGCCGGGTGTTATACGAAGTGTACCCAATCGAATCGTAATCCAAGCCAACCGGGGGTGAAGTCGAGTCCATGGATGATGAAAGTCTGATCCACTATGGCATCAAGGGTATGCGGTGGGGCAGGGGAAGTAATGACAGTGGTGGCGGTTGGTCTACTGGTGCACCTGGTGCACCACCGAAGATGACCAATGCACCTTCTACGAAACCAAAGACTAAGGCGGGAGTTAGCACAACCTCCGCTAAGTCGAAAGAGTCAGCGCCTCCTAAAGCATCTCGGGTAACTAAAGCACCCGTTGCCGCGTCACCCACTCGAAGCTTCAGGGATAGCGACGGCGTGCGGTCCAAGAAGCAGTCGCAGATGACTCCTGCTGAGAAAGCACATCGTAAGAAGATGATCCTTGGTGGCGTTGCTGTCGTTGGTATCCTCGGTATTGCTGCAGCAGGTGCGACGGCGTACAAAGTCTCTCCCCATGCTCTTGGTGCGTTTGATAAATTGAATGTGGCATCACAGAATAAAGTTGCTGGCGCGCTGGCCCACCCTAAGGCGGTTAATCTCAAGCTTGCTGGTGGTCGAAAAGTTAACGCGGTGAAGATGAATGCGTTGTTCAAGCAGGCCGAGCTTGCCCAACGTACTTCAAATAGTCCGTTGGGTAGTATTGCAAGACAGCGGTCCACGCAACTTAAGGCTAATCCGAGAGTAGCTCGTGTTGGTATTAATCAGAGTCTGGGTGAGCTTCGTAGAGATACGGAACAAATGAAAGCGATGAACGACGCCGAGAAGTATGTCGGCACGTTGATCTCGAATCGAGCAAATCAGCGTTTCGCCTCAGAAGCAGGAAGCCTTCGGAAGGCACAGGTAAAGAAGACAGCGGCGAAGATTACCTCCACTTTGATTAAGGACCAGGGAGCGAATCAGCGAGCAAAGGAGTTGACGAGAGTAAACGCCCTTATGCGACGCAAGCGTCAATTGGCAACGCCCGCTAACTCGGTCGGCCCCCTGTTTAACCGGTTCAGCACGCCGAGGTAATTTTTAGTTTAAGTAAAAACGTAAGGAGTAGGAAAGGAGAAAGTCGATGGCTAAAGCGAAGCCACCCGAAGGCGGGAGACGGCGGAGCAAGCCACCGACAACTCCTGAAGAGCTAGAGGCGGATCTTGTTTCTCTCGCCTATGAAGTGGCAGAAGAACAGTTACGTAATCGAACGGCTTCATCGCAGGTTATTACACAGCTTCTCAAGTATGGATCAGCTCGAGAGATTCTTGAGCGACAGAAGATTGAGTTTGAGAACGAGTTGGCCCAGGTTAGGATTCAGGCTATGGAATCCCAGACCAAGATGGAAGAGCTCTATGCCGAGGCGATCAAGTCGATGAGTCGATACCGAGGCGAGGAGTCGCCATCCAGTGCCAATGACGAAGAGTAAGACATATGCACAGCTTAGAAGACTAGTAACGTATGAAGACCGGTTTGCTTACTTGTCGCTTGAAGGACTAGTGGGACAAGGTACCTTTGGTCGTGATCGTTGGATGAATCAAGACTTCTATCACTCAGCAGAGTGGAAACGTATTCGTCAGATTGTGATTCTTCGGGATTTCGGATGTGATCTCGGTGTGCCGGGCTATGAGATTCACGATCAACTTGTTGTTCACCACATCAATCCGCTTGTTCCTGAAGAGTTTCGTAATGGCGCTATGTTGGCGCTTGACCCCGACAATCTTATCACGACATGCCATAGGACACATAACGCAATTCACTACGGTGATGAGAGTTTGCTTCCTAAAGCGTTTGTTGAACGAACCCCAAGAGATACAAAACTTTGGTGAGAAAGAAGGTGGTCTTTGTGCCCAGTGATCCACGGACGTTTAAGGTTGATAAGCCCTCTATGAAGGGTGAGGACATCAAGAATTGGCAAAAGGAGATCAAAAGCCAGTTCGCCAACATGAGTATCGACTGCCCGATTGTCGCGGACGGCATTTGGGGTATCTCTTCTCGAGGCTTCAACGCTTCGTTGTGCCGCTCCATTGGTATGGAGGCCGGCGAGGTCATGAAGAACGGTGTCACGCCTGAGTTGCGTACTCGAATTCGTCACCGCGACCTCACCGTAGCCGAGAAGAACGAGATGGAGGACCGGATTGAGTACCGTCGCGCTCTTCGTAAGCGCTGGGAGTCGGCAGGCATCAGAGTACACCGTCTGGTGGCGACTCTTATCACTGATGATTGGGGCTACCACCCCGGTGTCCACGATGGCATCGATGTGCAGACCAACCCAAAAGCATATCTGTTCGCGATGGTGAAATCGAAGATTATCGACGCTCGTTCGGGCGGTTGGTGGGGTAAATCCCCGTCTGGCGACGTATCCAAGGGTGATGGCATTGTTCAGATGGAGATCCTTGAGACCGTGGGTCCGTTCAAGAAGGGGCAACACTTTGGTTATGGACATTGCGAGTCTCCGAAGGTTCGCGTTGGTGAGATTGTCGAGGCCGGCGACATTGTTGCCCGCTGCGGCCTTGCCGTGACGTGGCATACTCATCTTATGCTTAACACAGGTAATACAGCTAAGGGGATCGGTAACCTCAACCCCCAGGCATGCCTTGACTATGCAATGAAGCACGGCTAATACCAAAACCACCACTATGTAAGGAGATTTGAAATGGGAATCCGCAACACCGATGCTCTGATCGAGGATCACGCTGATCATGTCGACATCTCTGCTCAGAACCAGGAGCAGGCCAACGAAGAGGCTATCAAGCTGCGCAGCCAGATTGCCAAGAGCGATGCCGAGCACGTTGCTACTGACCGTGAGGTTTTCACCACACGCGCAGAGGTAGAAGAAAAGTTCGCCAACGCCCGTGACGAGATCGATTCCAAGTGCGCCAGGAAAGTGGAGGCGGCAGAGGAGCAGCGCGTTCAGCAACACACCAAGAACCTGGAGAAGCGGGAAGATTCCCTCGGTCGAGTCGGTCTGAACCCCGACGGCTCGGATCCGCGAGGCCGTCCTCAGGCCCGCGTTGAGAAGGGCTCGCGCAGGGTCGTTGAAGCCTCCGTGTAATCTCCATGATCCATCCTGAAAGGGGGTGAGTGAGGTGGAACCTAGTATTCTCAAGAGCGTTAAGAAGAATCTTGGTCTTGAGTTGGACTACACTGCGTTCGATGCGGAGGTGTCAATGCATGTCAATTCGGCTCTTTCCACCCTCAGTCAGTTGGGTTTTGGACCCAATGGTGGGTTTGCCATTGAAGATGTCACAGCGATTTGGGATGATTTCTTTGTTGGGACGGTTGCTGAACTTAGTCAGATTAAGACCTACGTTTATCTCAAAGTTCGTAATTTGTTTGACCCACCCACCACTTCTTACGTGATGGCAGCCTTCTCAAGTCAGATTCAAGAGCTTGAAACTCGTCTGAGTATGATGCGAGAAGGTTGGGAGTGGGAAGATCCAAATCCAATCCCCAGGATGGTGAGTGTAGATGAGTAAACTCGTTATTGTCGCCATCCCTTCGGAAGACGACTACGTTACGCAAGTTTCCAGTGAAGAAGTCCCGCATTTGACGCTTCTTTACCTGGGCGAGGCGGGAACGGCGGATAATCTTGAGCAGATCATGGGGTTTGTTGAGCACGCTTCGAACTTGATTGAGCCGTTCTACATGGACGTTGAACATCGGGGTACGCTTGGAGAAGACAATGCTGATGTCATTTTCTTCGAGAAGGGTTGGGACTACAAGATGGTCCAAACCTACCGTGATCAGCTGAAACAGAACCCGGCCATCAAGGCGGCCTATAACTCGGCTGAGCAATACCCCGAATGGCGGCCGCATTTGACGCTTGGTTACCCCGACACGCCGGCCAACCCGCTCGAAAAGGATCGTCGCCTATACTCTGTTCGTTTTGACCGCATTGGGGTTTGGGATGGAGACTTTACCGGCATGGAGTTCCGTCTGAAGCGTCAGCTCAGCTCGCGTGAGATGGCTATGGCGGATGTGCCAAAGACGGAAACGGCGCTTTCTCACTTTCGTAAGCTCGGGGAAAAGTGGGGTATTAAACGCACGGTACGGGCTGGAAACGTGGTGACGCAGGGTGCGGAGACTCCCGATGAACTACTACACTACGGCATCAAGGGTATGCGATGGGGCCACAGAAACTCGGATCGAGCGCTTGGGTCGGGCGGTAATCGAGCTGGTGGCACGCCTGGAATCCAGAAGGTTAGTGTCAAAGGTGCTGTGCAGCCTGTCGCTCAAAGGGTTAGTGCAACCACCGCTAGACTGTCCCCTGGTTCACGTCATGACCGAAAGCAGGCTAAGCTCGAGAATCGGTTCCCTAAGAAGGACCCTGAGTATCGGGTTGTAGTCACCAAGAAGGGTGATCGAAAGATTGAGACTCGCGGAGGTCGAAGCAACGAGCCGGCGCCCGAGGCGGTGAACGCTCGCGTTCTCAATCAGCAGCGGAGGGCCAGTGGGATTCAGTCGCTGTCAAACAAGCAGCTGCAGGAGCTTTCCACGCGTTTGAATCTTGAGCAGCAAGTGACCCGGCTTTCGGTTCCTCAGAACCAGTCGAAGATTACGTCATTCGTGAAGAAGCAGCTTGTGGATCAGAAGGATCGGGAGAAGAACGTCAAGAACGCTAAGGCTATTCAAGAGATGATGTCTAGTAAGAAGACGCCTAGTCCGCGTTAAGTCAAAATAGTAGAAGTTAGGAGGTGAGCGATGGCGCTATCCAATACCGCTACCCCGACGTATTACGGCCAGTTCCGTGAGGCGGTCATGGACGGACGCATTCCGATCAGTCGAGAGATCTCTATGGAGATGAATCGTATTGATGCGCTCATCGCAAACCCCAACATCTACTACGATGAGGGGGCAATAGAAGGGTTCATTGCTTACTGCGAAGAAGAGATGACGCTTACCGACGGTGAGGATCTTCATCTTCTGTTTTCGTTCAAGCTTTGGGCTGAGCAGATCTTTGGATGGTATTACTATGTTGAACGCAGCGTATACGTTCCGTCTAAAGACAACCATGGCGGGCACTACGAAAAGCGTACAGTCAAGAAGCGGCTGACGACCAAGCAGTATCTGATCGTGGCCCGAGGTGCAGCCAAATCGGTTTATGCTTCGTTGATTCAGAGCTTCTTTCTTAACGTGGATACGGCAACCACGCACCAGATCACTACAGCGCCAACTATGAAGTTGGCGGATGAGGTTCTTTCTCCGTTTCGAACCGCCATCATTCGGTCACGTGGTCCATTGTTTAAGTTTCTGACCGAGGGCTCTATTCAGAACACCACGGGATCCCGAGCTCTTCGTCAGAAGCTAGTATCTACGAAAAAAGGCATCGAGAACTTCCTTACGGGCTCACTACTTGAAATTCGCCCGATGGCCATCAACAAACTACAGGGACTTCGCTGTAAGATTGCCACAATTGATGAGTGGTTGTCAGGCGATCTTCGTGAGGACGTTATTGGCGCAATCGAGCAGGGGTCCTCGAAGCTAGACGACTATCTGATCGTTGCTATATCTTCAGAAGGTACGGTTCGTAACGGCTCTGGCGATACTATTAAGATGGAGTTGTCAGATATTCTTAAGGGCGAGTATGTGGCGCCCCATGTCTCCATCTTTTGGTATAAACTGGACGACATCAAAGAAGTTGACGACCCAGGTATGTGGGTCAAGGCTAATCCTAACCTCGGTCAGACAGTCTCATATGAGACCTACCATCTGGACGTTGAGCGAGCAGAGAAAGCGCCGGCCTCGCGCAACGACATTCTTGCCAAGCGCTTTGGTATCCCGATGGAGGGGTACACCTACTACTTCACCTACGAGGAAACACTGGTCCACCCACGCCGCTCCTTCAACGGAATGGTATGCGCCTTGGGTGCTGACCTTTCGCAAGGTGATGACTTCTGTGCGTTTACGTTTTTGTTCCCGCTTCCAAACCGACGGATGGGTAAGGAGGCCTTCGGTGTTAAGACCCGAAGCTATATTACGGAACGCACTCAACTGCAGTTGTCGCCCGCTATGCGGGCTAAATACGAAGAGTTCATTAACGAGGGTAGTTTGATGGTCATGCCTGGAACGGTTCTTGATATTGATGGGGATGGTGGAGTCTTTGACGATCTTGACGAGTTCATTATCAAACATGACTATATCGTTCAGGCGTTTGGTTACGACCCGTATAATGCCAAACCTTTCCTCGCCCGTTGGGAAGTTGAGAATGGTTCGTTCGGTATTGAGAAGGTTATCCAGGGAGCCAAGACTGAATCGGTTCCGTTGGGTGAGCTTAAGAAGTATTCTGAGGATGGCGCGCTCGTCTTCGATCAGTCTTTGATGTCGTTTGCCATGGGTAACGCTATTACTCTGGAAGACACAAACGGTAACCGCAAGCTTATGAAGAAACGACAAGACGAGAAGATCGATAACGTGGCAGCATTGATGGATGCTTATATTGCTTGGAAGACAAACCGAGAAGCGTTTGAGTAACGCCGACATCCCAAAGGGGAGGTGAGCGAATCGTGCAACCGACAAATTTCACAATCGTGCAGGGGACTCCGTTCCGCTTTCTGGTCAAAGTCCGAACAAAGAATGATGCTGGCGAGTCGATTCCGGTTCTTCTTCCCCCGGAAACCGTTATTCAACTTCAGGCGCGCTTCAATGTGACTGACGTAGCCACCGTTCTTGATTTGTCAACCAAAACTGG